TGTGCATCGGAACGGGCAAGCCGCTGCTGGGCGAGGCCATACACGAGCCGTGCAAGGTGTGGATCATCAATCTGGAAGACCCGCTGGAGGAGATGCAGCGACGCCTTGCGGCGGCGATGCTGCACTACGGCGTCACCGCCAAGGAAATACGGGGGCGCTTGTTCCTCGACGCCGGCAGGAGCTTGAACATGGTATTCGCCAACCAAGGGCGCGACGGGATCGAGGTCAACGACGAGATGCTTGACTACATGGCGGCCAAGATCAAGGAGAACGACATCGGCATGGTGATGATCGACCCGTGGGTCGGCGCAAACCAGATTAACGAGAACGATAACGTGGCCATGAATGCAGCCGTCGGTGCCGTGCGTAGCGTCTGCGACGAGACAGACTGCGCCGTGGCGCTGGTGCATCACATCCGCAAGGGCAACGGGGATGAGGCAACCATAGACAGCGTCAGGGGCGCGGGGTCGCTGATCGGGGCGGCGCGTGCGGCGCGGGTCATTAACAAGATCAGCGCGGAAGACGCGCAGAAGCTGGGCGTGAGCGAAGCGGAGAGCCTCGGCATATTCCGCGTGGATGACGGCAAGGCAAACTTGGCACCGCCAGCAGCGAAGGCGGTGTACCGGCGCATGGTGGGCGTGCAATTGCCAAACATGGAATATGTCGGCGTGGCCACGGAATATGCGATGCCGGATCTCTTCGACGGCGTGTCGGCGCGTGACGCGATGAAGGTGCAGCGCGCGGTGGGCGACGCGGAAGCGCAGGGCGAGCCGCTCCGCGCAAACGTGCAGGCCAAGACGTGGGTCGGCGTCACCGTGGCAGACGTGCTGGGGCTAGACTTGGAGAAGCGCCACGAGAAGGCGAAGGCCAAGGCAATCGTGGCCAAGTGGATCGAGAACGGCGTGCTGCGCAAGACGTCTGCGCCAAGCAAGCGTGACGGCAGGGATGTGCCGTGCGTGGTGGTGGGTGAATGGATAACGGGAGAGGAGGCTGGGGTATGACCAACAAGCTAAAATATATGGCGGTAGCCGTGGACGTGAATGCCAAGCGGAAGGAAGGCGACATAGGGGTGCTGAAGCCGGTGTTCGCGGATGGCGTTTACGCGGATCAAGCAGACGCTGAAGAAGTGGCCAGTTACATGAAGGAAGAGCGGCCAGATCTGCGCGTGTATGTGGTCGAAGTGAAGGCCAAGATATGAGCGCCGTCGGGGGCGTTTCCGCACGTTCCGCACTTACCGCACTTATGGTGCGGCGTGGTGCCGAGGGTGCGGTAAATACGGCAAGAAATCTTCCGCCGCACCACTTGCATATATATATGCAAGGTGCGGAGAGAAGTGCGGGCGTATTTATTCAAGGTGCGGAGATTGTTTTGATGGGGATGCGTAGGGGGCATGGTCATGGCTAAGCATAAAGGGCGTCGGCCTACGGCAAAGCAGATAGCAGCAAAGGGAACGTTCACGGTTGGTGAAAGGACGGAGCCTATACCGGCGGCAGTCTGGGGTCAGCTGGAGCCGCTGGATCGCGTGGCGAGGGAAATGACGGAGCGGTGGGGTGATACGCTGCCTTCGCTGGTTACGCCTGAGCTGGCAGGCAAGTTCGAGGCAGCCTATGAGGCGCTGAAGGAGGCGGTCGTGGAACGTGACGTCGTCAGGACGAACAAGATCGCCACGCAGCTCATGGCGGGGTGGAAGCGCATGGAAGCGGAAGCGGAAGGCGCGGGGCATAAGCCGCTGTCGCCGCACGCGTGGTGCGTGGAGGTGGATGACGGGAAGATCGTGTGCTTCGCGCGGCAGGGATGCGCGGAGCTGCGCAGGCGGTATCCGCAGTGGGTGGTCTACTCGTTCGAGGATGCCGCGTGCATACTGAAGCAGCACTTCAGCGAGGCGTTTTTGCAGAAGGCGTTTGAGACGTTTCCACATGCGAAGGTGACGCGTGTGGTGGATGAAAGTGGCAACGGAAACATAGAGGATGATATACCATGGTGACGAGGGAAGACATATTGCGCACGGCGGGTGATCTGATCACGGGTGACAGGCAGCGGACATATGGGTCAGCGAAGGCGTCGCACTCGACCATCGCCGGCATGTGGTCGGCGTATCTCGGCGTGGACGTGACGGAGGTGGACGTGGCGGCGATGATGGTGCTGCTCAAGGTATCACGGTCGCGCTCAAGCGATCACTCGGATAACTGGGTGGATGTGTGCGGTTACGCTGCGATAGCGGGCGAATTGGAGGCGGGGTGTGGCGAGGATTGAGCTGGACACCGTGCGGAGTTATGACCGCTTCGGCGGCACATACGATAAGATGCAGCGCGCGAGGTGCGAAGGATTGGAGGTCGTTGGCAACGGATTTATCGTGCGGGAGCTGTGCAAGTTGCTCAGAGACGCTGGGAAGCCGCTGGAGGAGCCAATCGAGGTTTATAGGGGGGTGACCAGCTGCTTCATCGTTATGCCGCTTCAGCGGTGGTTAAAACGAGCGTGAGGGCGTGTTTAGTCTCTGCGGCAGACACGCCGACGCTCAGACGCGCGTGCGCGAATACGCGTTTTTTACCAAACGGTCAAATTTTGCGATGTCGCAGCGCAGCAATATCGCCATCGATACAACCATAGATAGGTGTAAAACGCTAACATGCTGATATCGTTACATAATAAAGTTAACATAATATACATTATGCGATTCCAGCTGCAAATCTTGACCGTTTGGTCAAATTTACCCCCCCCCACTTCGCGCTCAGGCGGGAGCGTGTGTGTATAGAAAAGCGCACACACCCCCGCACCCCCTACGCGCTTGCCATACCCATGGCCCCGCGCTAAAATTTCCCGCGTACAAGGAGAAACGCAATGGCAGGCAAGGCGTTACGCAAGCGCATATTGACGGAGGTCGCCTCCAACGGCGGCGCAGATTGGCTGTTTGACCAGATCGCGTCGGGCGTCACCGTCGCCGAGTTGGCGCGCCAATACGGCTGCACGCGCAGCTATGTTAGCAGGAGCCTGAACAGCGTGCCTGAATATGCCGCCGCGCTGGCTAAGGCTCGCGGCGAGGCAGCGGATGCGCTGGTGGAGCAGGGCTTGGAGATGGTTGACGGGTTGAGCGGTGCCAGCAGCCCGACGGAGATTGCCGCCACGCGCGAGAAGGTGCAGTGGCGCAAGTTCATGGCTGGCTCGATGAATCAGGAGCGCTACGGCACGCGCCCGCAGAATAGCGTCACGCTTTCCATTGGCGATCTGCACTTGGATGCGCTGCGCAAGTTTAGCGCCGACATGAAGCGCGTGAACAGCGACGCCGAAGCGGCCACGATTGACGCGGAATATGTGGAGGTGTCGGATGAGTGACGCCAACCCGTTTGACGACTTCGTTGTCGAATATTACGACGACCCCGTGCGCTTTGTGCGCGAAGTGCTTGGCGCTGACCCGCTGCCATATCAGGCCGAGTTTCTGGCGGCCATTGCGTCGGGCGAGCGCAAGATCAGCGTGCGCTCTGGGCATGGCACCGGCAAGTCGACGTCTGCCAGCTGGGCGATGCTGTGGTTTCTGTTTCTGCGCTTTCCGAATAAGGTTGTCGTCACCGCGCCCACGTCTGGCCAGCTCTTTGACGCGCTCTTCGCGGAGATGAAGCGGTGGATCAACGAGCTGCCGCCTAATCTGAAGGACATGGTCACGGTGAAGTCTGACCGCGTTGAGCTGACGGCGGCGGCCAGTGAGGCGTTTATATCGGCCCGCACGTCCCGCGCCGAAACGCCGGAGGCGCTTGCCGGCGTGCATAGCGAGCATGTGCTGCTGGTCATTGACGAGGCGTCGGGTGTGCCGGAGAAGGTGTTTGAGGCTGCTGCGGGCAGCATGTCGGGCCACAGCGCCACCACGGTGCTGCTGAGCAACCCCACGCGTAGCTCTGGCACGTTTTACGAGAGCCAGACGCGCATGGCTGGCAGCTGGTGGACGCGCCGCTGGTCGTGCGTTGACAGCCCGCTTGTGTCAGACGAGTTCGTTGACGAGATGCGCATGCGCTACGGGGAGGAGAGCAACGCGTTTCGCATCCGCGTGCTTGGCGAGTTTCCATTGGCTGACGATGACACGATCGTGCCGTACCACTTGGCCGAGGCCGCGATGAAGCGCGACATCGAGGTTGCGCCTAATACGCGCGCTGTGTGGGCGATTGATCCTGCGCGCTTTGGCACCGACCGCACCGCGTTCTGCAAGCGCGAGGGCAACGTGATCACGGAGATCAAGTCGTGGCGCGGCCTCGATCTGATGCAGACCGTTGGCCGCGTGATGGCTGAGTATGATGCGCTGCCCCC